TCTAAAACTGCTACTGCTACTTCTGTTCCTGTTGGGACTTCAGATATATTTCCTAAGAATGGAACACCGGTAGCGATTAAAGCAGTAGGAAAATCTGCAGCCGTAGCCATTGCTACTTTATAAACAACCGCAGTTGGATAAGCACTAAAGAATTTTACCCCGGCTACTTTCGGAGATACATTTGTATCAGTGTCAAATACGATAGTTGTAGTATCAACTTCATCACGATTTCGAATCAATTGAGGGGTTGATGCAGTTATAACTTCATTTACAGATACTGAAATAGCTCCATTCAAAGAACCTGTTCCAATCGGCCGAATGATTTTCAATGTTGCTCCTACATTTGCAACTTTGTATTGCCAAACACGCGCAATATTCAACCATGCTTCATAGTTAGCATCGTCAGGTTTGCCAAAGGTATTATAGAGTTCAGTTTCATTTCCAATTTCATGGATTACATCAGCGAAACCAATTGTTGAAGGAAGGATAGCAGCGACGTACAAAGATGCAGAAGGACTTAAAACTAAAGATTTATCAATCTCTTGTTTATAAACCCCTGCTACGCCATTTGGAGTTGGAGCATTTGCCATTGTTAGTTCTCACTTTCATTAGATATTTTATAAAACTATTTAATTAGAAAGAGAGAATCAAAATTAATTTATATAATAATGAATCAATATCACCTTGAATATCAACTAAAATGTTATTCAATGACATCAAAGTAGAATCATTAGTCATTTCTAAACCATCTACAATATCTGAACGCATATCATTCAATTCATCAATGAATTCTGCTTTATCATAACTCACCGCATATGAAGTATCATAAATATCATAGTTAGAGAATTCACCACCTACAATTCCCAAATAGGTTTCTGCAAGTTGATCTACATCTTTACAAATATCTTCATAGAATTCACCAATACTCATATGATCTGAATATGATTTAGTCAACAAATGATAAATATGAGTTTGATCAACAAATGATAGCAATTCCAGAATTAATTCTTCAATTGAATCTGTTTCAGTTCCATCAGATTCTGTTAATCCTAACATTCTTGATGTGATGCCAGTGATATATTCATAATCATCAGCATGCCCCTCTTTAGCAGCAATGTCTTTTGCTTTTTCCCATGACTGTTTAACTTCTTTTGTAGATTTACCTGATTTTTTTGATAATCCTAAAACTACATTTTCTGCTTCATCTAATGTTGAAGCTTTTACTAAATCTGCGAATAATTTCATTGGTTTACCTTCGTAAAAATATTTGTGATTGAATCGATAAGATGCTGTTTAACGTGAATTTGATCTTTCATATCAAGTTTTTTCATAGGACAATTACACTCTTCAACTGATTCAAAAAGAAAATCATCTAATGTATTTGATTTAGATTCTGTTAAAGAACATATTTGACAGCTTGGGGTTTTTACTATATCAGCGGTGATGATATATAAATCATTCTGAACGATATTATTTTCATCTAATGAACCTTTAGCACGAGTTGAAATACCATATGATTCGCCATTTGCTAAATTGCGTTTTAGTTCTTGCCCTTTTGCGGTGGATTCTAAAACTTCAACACTACAATATGCAATTCCTGTATCTTCATCCCATGATACTTCTGTAAGCAAACCACATGCTCGTTCTTTGATAATATCTGCATATGAGGGATGTTCTAATTCTGAATAAATTTGCTGTGGTTCTTGTGCTACTTTTTCAGATAATTCCAAAATAGCGGAACGAAGAATTTTCTTTGGATAGATGCGATCATTTCTATTTCTTACATCTGCTTGAGATATAGGACCTTTTAAAATGATCTTCCCATTTTCAAATAATATTGTAGTTGTTAAAATCATTTTAACATTCCTATTGTTTTAGAAATATTTAATATTTAGCAATTATTCTGCGTCTTTAGTTAAAGCATCTACTTTTGTATGAAATGCTAAATCAGCATCATAAGCTGAGGAATATTTTTGCATTTCAGATGCTAAAGCAGCAAACTCAGGATTTTCTGCGAGCTGTGCATGCATTTCGGTTTTTAATGCATTCACTAATGCAACATTATCATTATTTCCAATGAAAGCGTTTCTTGAATGAAAACCAATAAGGTTCTTCAAAATTACCAGATCCACCAGTGATTGTAGTCCATCCAGGATAATTACCAACGCGAATTTCTTTTCCAATGAATTTATCCCATTCATCTCTACTTCCAATAGTCATTGATACTTGTTTATTATCTTTTGTAGAAATTGAATATTTATCACCACGTGAGGTCATTTTATAACCTAATTTTGCTAATTTAACTTTAGCTAAATCAACTACCATACTAATATCATATGATGCTTCTAATAAATCTCTAAATTGTTGCATAATCTCTCCTTATTTCCATTCAATATCAAATGCAATTGCATCTTTTCCAGAAGCAGTTTCTGCTTCATAAGTATGTATGATATATTTCGGCATATCATATTTCTTTGTTGTTTTGAAATCTCTATCATCATGAACAATTTGAAGATGAGGAAATTTCTTTTTCAAGAATGCACGAGCTTCTTCAATTGCTTTAAGATATAAACTGTCTTCTAAAATTAGTCGATATGGCTTCATAATAGTCCTTTGCTATAATTTTATGATAACTAAACTTAATTTGGTATTAAATAGCAGGATTCATACTTAATTCAGTATAAACCGGTCTCACAATAGAACCAGATTCTTTATGATAATCATCATAAAATCTGCGAAGCAATTTCGTTTGCTCTTCTTCAGTATTGATATACAATCCTTTTGCTTCACCAAATACTTTCTTCATAAATGATTTCGTTTCATTTGGATTATTAATATCCAACTCTAACAGCTCGTATTGCGTCTCAGCATTTTCAGCTATTTTCTGTTTCAAAATAGCATGCATTTTCACTAATTTAGTCCTTGTTACTGCTTCCATCAAATCATAGAATGTTTTCATTCATAATCCTTTGTTAAATCTAAATCTTCTTGATACTCCAAATCAAATTCGATAGTGAATCCTTCAGGAATTACAATATCATTTAAGTTACCTGTAAAATTATATGATAAGGTGATATGCGGTTTATATTCATCCCAATCCCATGTTAAATCATATTCACGCATAATTTTTTCATGCTCAGATACTAATGATTCAGATGATAATTCCATCACTAATACATTTTTATCTTCACCAAATAAAGATAGCTTTGAGAATACGCCTTGAGCATAGCGCAAAGGTATCAAATTCACACGATCATACTTTCTTGAGTATATTATAGTAGTATGCAATTGATCAGGTTTTATCGCATTTGCAATAGGATTCATTCCTATAATCATCATAATCTCTTTTTGAGATTGAATAGTTGGTTTCATACCTATATAAATGCCAACCGATTCTAAAACCCATTCTCTTAAAGATTTCATTGAGCTTACTCCTCTTCATGATGATAGAAATAACCATCTTTCTTTTCTTCTTCGATGAGCTTTTTTTCTTCTTCAAACTGCTCTTTAGTCATTCCCAGAATTTGAGACATGGCAGTTTGGTATGATATAAATACACCTAAAATTCCATTCGCTTTCAATTCAGCTAACGCTTCAGATTTTTTCTTGAATGAATCAATTTTTGCGTTCTCTATAATTTCATTTTGTGAATTCCACATAACGATTATAGATGATTTAATAACTTTCCATTCGCTTTCAGTCATAAGACCTTTTGAAATCAATTGCAATTTCAAAATATCTAAAAGGAATTGAGCGAATTTTCTACGAAGTTTATTAGTGAATTTAGTGAATTTCAACTCACCACGAAGAATATCAGTAGAAGAAAAATCTATAGTTGAATTTGCACCATCTAATCTATTCACTGGTAATTTCAAAGCAATGTATAATTTTTTCAAGAACAATTGATGATCTGTATCATTATCAACAAAATTCGTATTTCCACCAATGGTATTAACTGCTGTTGCTTCAGTATTTCCGCGAGTCGGAAATACATAGTCATTGATCAATGAAGCCATTTGAGTTCTACCTTCAAATTCTCCAGTAGCACCATTATAACTTAATTCAGATTTAATTTGTCCTATTACTTTGTTAAGATATGTTTCAGCTTTAGCTTTAGGCATTTTTCCAACATTAACATTCCAAATACGAGTTTCTACTGCTCTTAACATACGATAAATTATAAATGAATCTTCAATCATACTCATATTATTTGCTACTTTAATAGCATAGAATAAATAACCAATATTTGTATGATTGTTAGTCAATCCGGATGTAGAAATAACAATTTGTTCAGGATCATAATAATCAACAGAATTATGTTTTTGAATATTTCCACTATTGTTTGTTTTATAAACATAGAATGTTTTTTTATCTTTATCTTGACGTTTTCTGAAATTAAATGGAGTTAATTGAAGTATATTTTTAATACCTTCTTTTATAGTTTTATCACCATAAACAATTTCTGTTATTAATTTACCATCAACATACCATTTACGAAATAAATCATCTCCTGAATCTTTGAAATCCAATATAGATAGAATATTTTTCCATTCTTCAATAATGGATTTCTTTGTTGTATCACCTATTTTAGAATCTTGCTCAAATGTAAGTTCAGGTTCAATAGTTCCATCTACACCAACATTCATTACCTCATTTACAATTTCATCTATCGCAGATGCAACTTCAGGCATTGTTTCTAACATTCGATATTGACGAATATAATGATCTTCTCTATCTTCAAATGTTTGTTTTTGTCTCTCAGTAAGTTTTCCTGCAGACATCTTATAATTAACAGGAAATTCTAAATCTGCATCTCCAAGCGTTTTTTCGACAAATTGCTCTTCGGAAGATATAGAAAGAGGTTCTTGTGTAGCTGGGTTTTGTAGAAATGTTTTCTTCAATGATTCCCGTAAATTAAACATAACTTACCTTTTAATAATATTTAAAATCAACGACCATATCGTCGATTTTTTGCTGCTTTTGTTTTAGCAGTATGTGATCTAATCATCTGATATAATTGATCAGCGGTAAATTCACCATTGAATACAAATCTCTCTGATGGTAATGTGGAAACATATTTCCATTCAGTTCCTTTTACATAATCAACTGATTTCATGCGCCCTTTGATATATTTACGAATTGAAATTTCTAATCCATTTCGTCGAATAAATTCTTTCAATTGCTCATATTCCAAATCAAATCTGCGATCATTTCGAATTTTCAATTTGTTGATTTCAATGATTTTCGCTAACAATGTTTGTCTAAACAACGGAGCAATATAATGAAGATTCAATCCTAAAAAATATCCAGGCAAATCATTGAAAATAATAATAACTGGTTGTTTATCCCAGAACGCTAATTGATCTTTGAATTTAGCATCATATTTGAAAATAATCATGCTACCAGTTTGAATAGATCTTCGTTCCATTTTAATATAATCTTCAGGCATAACACCTTTTTTAAGATGTTTAGCTATTTTGGAATTCCACCATGCTAATGATGTTGAAGGGGTTTCAGTCATTATAATAATCCCGATTTGCCTGGTAATTTATTTGGTAGCATTTTTCCAACATAAAATGTAACATCAAAGGTTCCAAAAGAATCAACAATATCATTATCCAATCTATAATCACTAACCGCAATTGGAAAAAAGTCTGAAAGAGTATATATTAACTCATTATGAGTATGAATACCCATAGACCCAGAATATTCTGAAGGATAATATTTCAACGCACCATTGATATCAAATCTATCTATTAACCAAGTCATAAAAAATCTATGAAAATACATAGTATGAGTATCATAGAAAGTGATAATAATATTATCAACGTCAATAAATGTAGGTGTATTGAATTTTCTATTAAAAAAGAAATTTGGTTTAATATCTCCATGCATTGAAGGAATAGATAATGATTTTCCAAAAATTCTAAGTTGTTTTTGTGTTTCGGAATCAATTTTCATCATTGAAGGGGTATTAAGAAGAAAATCGAATTGATTAGGTCTATTGAATGTTTTTATATAAAGATTAATATCGCTTATTGTAGTCATCTAAATCAATCCTTTCTTTTTTAATTCAGATAATGTTAAATCTCTGAAAATACTCCAATCTAATGGTGGCATATCTAAAACTTCATCCATAGCCCATGATTCATGCTGTTTCATAAGGTGTATAGATTTATAAAGCGACATCATCCCACCATCGATGACGACATCGCCTAAGAAAAATCCGGCAACTCATTGAAATGGAATGTATCAATATTTCCACACAATGAACACGTACATTCCATGGATAATTCAATCTTAGGAAGAGCAATAATCATTTGCTCTAAAAATTGTGCAAAATTTACTTCATCTAATTCATCAAGCAACCAATTCTCTAATTCATCCAAATCCGAAATAAATTTTTGATTTTTATATTCAAATTCTTTAATGAATGATGCATAAAATCTAATTGAATCATCACCTGGTTTTGGAAAATATGATGAATATTTCAATGTAAATTTCACATCATCAGTTTTAATTTCTTTGGTGGTCATATCATGCAACTTATAATTAGTTAATAAATTGAAATTTAATTCTGTAATTTGACCACAATCTTTATCTGGACATTTATATTGAAGAGGAATTAGCACCCCTTTAGATAGTTTATACATCTCAATATAAACAACTTCTCTTTCGAATAAATTCAATGAATCAGCTGCGTCACCAATATTTGGTTTGATAAGATAATCAAAAATACATTGTTTTCGTTCTTCTAATGTAGGATTATCTTTCAAAGCTGTTTCATATCGAATTACGTCTCGATTTGACCAAGGCTGAATTCTAAGAGTTTTGGAACCTATTTTTACATCAGATTCGCGGATGCTTCTTATTGATGGGAGTTGCAATTATCTATCTCCTCTAATTCTCAAGGTTCGTTCTCTATGACGTTCGATTTGAGCAGAAATAGCTCGTTTTTTACGAGCTGCACGTTTTGAACCTAATCTGCGATTTCGCTTTTCAGTTCCTTTCATTTTAACTTCTTTACCATCGTTAGATTTATAACCTGCTCTATCAGTTTTTAATTTAACTTGTCTTTTACCATCTCGCCATTGAACTGTTCTAACTAATCTTTCGTTGATATCTTCAGTTTTTTCAACAAGTAATCGCAAATTCATATCATAACCTTTTTAAATTATTTAATCGTATAATCTTCTTGGCTCAAGTAGAGATCCAAATTCTTCGCCTTCTAAACCATCCATAACTTCCGTCATCAATGTTTCAGCTTTTTTCAACATCCCTTCATAATTCAATGATAAACCATTTCCAATAATAGATGCTTTTGATACATCATATTTACCACCTACGTTTGTTGCCCATTGAGACCAAGCTTGAGATTCAACTAATAATTTAAAGAATTTATTGTTTACTAATTTATCAATAGATTCCATCATAATCATTTCAAATCCAATAGCAGAATATGATGATTTTGATAGTTGCAATCTCTTAGATTCATTATTAAAGTTGTATAATACTGGTTCTCTAAATAAATCTTTGAATGTATTAAGATATTGTTTCATAATAACATATGAACTCAATGAAATATTCTGAGCTCCATCACGAATCATTGCATAAAATAAGGTATCAGCTGGATATGCAATGTTTGCTATATTTGATACGTCTGAGATCAATCCATAACATGATTGAATAGCTAATACATCGTCTGATAATATAACTGAATTATGTCCTTGTGGATCTATTACAACATATTGTGTATATTGACCAAAATCGGAATAATCATAGAATATAGTCTTAGCATTTTCTATGATATCCAACCATTGGTCATCAGTAATCTCAATTGCATGAACTGGAGATCCCAAACGTCGTTTTATGAAATCAATTAATTCATCAACAGTATTTAAATATCTTGCCATTATAACATCCTCTCAAAATACCATTTCTGGAATTGCATTTCAACATCCATAATAATTTCAGTCGCATCATCAGTAGTTTGTAAAGTAGGTCCAGCTACAGTAGAAAAATAGATATCTTCAAATACAAATTTCAAAATAGTTTTATTTTGATTGTTTTGAATGAAAATCTCAAAGATATCTATGGTTTCCATAGTTGAAGCATAACTTGCTTGCAAATCTACCAATGTAGTATAAACATCAAAATTCTCATCTATAATAAATGAAATTGGAATAGTTCCATGATCATTTGAATTACCAGGTACAGGAATTAGTTTCCCACCTTTATAAACTGTTACAACACCTGTCTGAATATCCGGTAATTTTACAGTCTGAATATAATGTTTTAGTATTTCATTCTGGTATGAAAATTGTGCAAAGAATGATAAACCATTAGCAAAGTTTTGGTTGGATCCCATATACACTCTTTCTAATTATTTAATTTTAAGCTATTTTACTATATAATTGAATTTTAAATAATTAGAAAGAGGATATATGGATTTCAAAAATCTTGTAAATACCGTCAATGAAAGTCAAATGAAACAAGAAGTTTTCAATTATGTTGAAGATCTAATCAATCAAAAATTTTCAAAGAAAGATATCAAAAGTAAAATCAAGAAGAAATTTCCATCTATTTCCGCTAATGATTTAGAGATTTTATTAGCAGTTAGCTAATTTGCACTAAATTTTATTTTATTTTAAGTTTAAGTCATTATAATTTGATTTAAACTTGTTTCTAATTAAATACTTTTAAGATATTAATATTGCCCATGAGGTTTATTGGTTGTTTACTAATGGGCAATATTAATATCTTACAACCAATAAAGAATGTATATGGCTATTTCTGAAATTCTCTCTATCACTAAAAAGAAAGTTCATATAGATAACATATCTATGTATATCAACTCTTACATGATTGATTTCATGAAAGATAGAATTTATGATAAACAAAAACTTCCTTTTCTCTTCTTATTTGTACTATCAAAAGCATTAGTAACTACTCAACACTCATTGAAAATCAAAGATTCATTTGATAACACCATTTCAAAAGAAGAATTAGTATGGATTCTTAAATTACTAGGAAATTCTGCAAATACGTACAATAAATATGTAGATGATTTCTTACAATCAGATTTCTTCATCTATGATTCAGAAAGAGATGAGATGAGATTGGTATTGAGAAAAGAATACTATGGTTCATATTCAGGGTTTGATGTACATTTTCCACTATCAAAAAAACGAAAACTCACTTTGAATAAATTCAAATTATTCACAATACAATTTCTCTATGGTTCCCCCACTGCTACTAAGTCTAGCAAATATCAACATATCACTGGATATAGATCTCAATTTCAAATTGCATCTAAACTTGGGTTGACTCAAGAAGCTATATCTATAGCTATGAAAACATTTAATAAAGGATATACTTTAATTCAATTAACTGAAGCCGAATACAACTTTGCTATCTCTCGAAATCTCAACGCAGATGAAGATTGTAAATTTGTGCGCGTATTCAAGTTCAAAAATGAATACTTAGCATTAGTTGGGACTATTTTGATCAACAATATGAAATACAGAATGTTATCATACAACCCAAAAACAAATAAAACTATTATTTCCTATTTTACAGGAAAAAATAAATCTCGAATTCAATCTACAAATGAAAATCACTTTATCAATTCAGTTGTTTCAGATCCTGAAAATATATTATCTATTCTACAAAATCTTGCATTAAACCATGTTCACCAGAACGATACCAGAGCCGATTTGTATAGTAGACGTATTTATCAATTTAAAGCAACTTCTTTGAATGGTGCAATTGCATTGTATCTTTTGAAAATGATCACACAGAGCGTGATTAAATCTCTTGAAGAAAATTCAATTGTTCGTTTTAATCAACAAACAATGAATAATATTTCATTCAATAAAATGATCTCTTGGATTTTCTTTAATGCATCAAAGATAAAACACAATGTATTTGGTTTGTTATCTAAGTTCAAAGATATTACAAATCAAGTGAAAGAATTGTTTTGTTTTTTAGATTTTAAGTCATTGAAAATGTATGAATTAGTCGAAATAGATGTTAAAGGTCGAAATTAAAAATTGATTACCATCAATGGTTTATATTATATAAAACTTTTAAAGGGATTATTTATCATGATAAAAACACAGAAAATTGTAGTAAAAGCATATGTGTATTTATTGCATACTAAATTTGGAAACACTAATATGTATAAGATAGGTATGACTACTGGATCTATTGAATCTAGAATAAAAAGTTTGCAAACTGGATGTCCTACAAAAATATCTATAGTTACATTTGGTGGATGTGAATCTAAATCACATGCTATCACATTAGAGAAATTTTTGCATTTACAATATAAAGATCTTAAATTGGTAGGTGAATGGTTTTCATTACCTAATTCAGTTGTGAAAGATATACATGTTAAATTGAAAATGCTATCAAGTTTAGATGTTTGGAATATGTATATGAATTATAAAGAAAAGATAAAATATGCAAATCCAAATGCAACAAAACGAATGAGAAATAAAGAAATTGAAGAAGTAACAAAAGAAATCGAAAAGAAAAAATTAAAATCATTACTTCATAAAATGAAACTTCATCAACCACTGATATTCAAATTTTAATATCAATATATCCTCAATAATAGATCTTGCGTATTAAAATTATTCTTTTATCTTCATTTAAGTAGTATTACAATATAATATGATATTACAAATACAAGGTATTCAATGTTGAAAAAATTCAAACAGTTTATTCATGATGATAAAGCTAATATGATGTTTATCTATGGTCAAGCTGGTACCGGTAAAACAACCAGTTTAGAATATATCATTAATTGGTGTTTTCAACATGATATTAATCATCATACATGTGCGTTTACACATCAAGCTGTTTCAATTTTGAGAGATAAAATTCATCATGAAAATGCTAGAATATCTACATTGTATTCATTTTTGAAAAAGAAACCTACAATCAATGTATCTGCTTTACATACCAATGAAATTAGTAAAGCTGAGAAATTTGATAATATCAATAAAGAAACTACATTATTGATCATTGATGAATTTTCTATGGTTGAAAAATCAGACGTTGAAATGATATTACAATATATTAAAAACCCTGAATATAAATTGAAAAAAGTATTATTCATTGGAGATACAAATCAATTACCTCCTGTAAATGGTATTGGTATCTCAGTTCCTGAGAATTATGAATATTCATTCAAATTAACTAAGATTTACAGACAAGAGAATGGAAATCCATTGATAGATGTATTATCAGCTTATGTAAAAATGATTGAATCTCAGTCATATACAATTCAACCAGATATTGCTGCAATGTTAAAACCAAATTCTCATTACATTAAAAATGTAGATTTGATTGATGAATATCTCAAATCAAAAAAAGCTGGAAATTCAGATGCTATTCTTGCTTATACTAATAAATCAGTTGAATACATTAATAAACAAATCCATGCTTTATATCCAGTTCCAGAACGATGGTCACCAACTCTAAGAGAAATTATTACACCTCTAGTAGATGATAAAGACCCGGCATTAGTTGAAGTAGTGAATATCCCATATTCATATGATGGCGATACGATGTATGCCGAATTAAAAGATCAAGAAGGTAGATATTATCCGAATCCTGATTTTCTTATTTTAGAGAAATTGCATAAACAATATGATTTGATCAAGCTTGGTATATTTGATACAGAAGATGGTATGAAAACTTATTTCTATGTATTGGGTCATGAAACTCATAAAAAAGTGATGCAAAGAATTGCTTCAGATGCAACTAAACTAAATCAAGAAATTGAAGAGAAGTTTAAAATACCTGCAACACAATGGGTGAAAGATCCAACAAACAGATATCATCCATTAACAATTGAACGAAGAGAACGATGGAAAATCTATTATGCATTTCAAAATGTGATTTGTATTGATTATCCTCATGCTATTACCATTCATAAAGCACAGGGTTCAACATTTGACAATGTTATGGTGAAAACCAAAGAAATGTACGATATGTTTAGAGATAAACAAGATGACTCTATGATGTTCATCAAATTATTATATGTCGCATTTTCTCGAGCTAAAAATAAAGTTTATACAGATTGAAGGAGATGAAATGACTCAATGTATCAAACACATAGAATGGTTCTCTAATGCACAATGTGATGAAAATCCAAAATATCTCTATGTATTTGGTGATAATTTAATTTCATCAGGTTGCGGAGGACAAGCGATAATTCGATATAAATCAAATTCATTTGGCATTCCAACAAAGAGATTACCATCTATGAAAGCAAATGCTTTCTTCTCTGATCAACAAGATGAAATCAATGCAGTTTTAGATAAACTGGATGAATTATATACTATTTTATTATCAAATAAATATGATTTTATTATATTTCCTGCTGATGGATTAGGAACAGGTTTAGCAAAGATGAAGCAATTCTCACCGATTATTTTTAATTTGATGAATACATATATTCTATTGAATTTTAATATTGATTTAAGTTGAATTATATTATAATATCATAGAGAAAATAATTCAAAGGTAAATAATGTTCGCAAATCAATCAGAAGAAAGAGATAATTCTAACAAGTTGCTATATCCGAAAACCTATGAAATATGGTTACTATCAACAAATGGTAAATCATCTAAACGGCAACAAGATTATTTAGATGGAAATTTCTTTCAGTATGTAGTTGTTGAATATGCTAAGAATGGTTCATATAAAACAGAATTTTGTGAAATGATTGATTTGCTCATTCGCAAAGTTATCACACATAAGAATTACATTGGTTATGATGCAGATATCAAACATGAATTATATTCAGTTGCTATGGATAAAATATTCAAATATACTATTGCTGGATATAATTCATCAAAAGGTACTGCATTCGTCTTTTTTACCTCTGCTATTACAAATGCTTTTAAAGAAGTATTGAAAGATTATTATAAAACAAAGAAAATTGCTAAAAGATTGTTAACTATTCGTCAATCTGATGCAGTAGCTTACAATTATGAATCCGCTGATATCTCAGAGATAGAAGATCAAATTAAAAAATCATTAGTATATTTTGAAGATGATGATATCATAGATATCAAACGTGAATGGAATGATTTTTATAATCAGATCAATGAAAAATATCCTCTCACCAGATTAAAACTCTTAGAAGATCCAAATACACCAAAATTTAAACGTAAATATATCACATATGATCATATTATTCTTTTATCTGATATCTCAGTTGTGGAAGATATTGATGATGTATCAGATTATTTTTCAGATATATTAGATGATGAAGATGAACCTGAATTGAAAGCAAAAAAAGGCGTTGTGGTAGAATTATTTGATTTACGAACTACTAATGAATCAAATGGAACAAGACCAAATGAATTGATGTCTCGAGCTATCATAGCAAGAAAAAATGGATATCAATACTTTGGTGTTTTCTCAGATCAATGGACAGTTGCACCAGAGGTGATCAAAATGAAATTAGATCAACTAGTTGAATATACTAGATTAGAATTATCCGAATCTCAAGGACGAGATTTACAATTTGATTATATCGTGAAAGATGATTTATCTGATGATAATTTACATCCTGCAATTTTTTGGGGATTATCAGAAGATAGAACTACTCGATACGTCCTCAATCAAAACATTGAATCATACATCTCTTGGTTGGATTCTGTAAAAAATCCAACACGGGTCTACGGATTCGGTAGATTAAAATCATGATCTATATTGGAGGAGATTTATTTTGCGTTTATGACTTACATGGAGTTGATATTGTTATAGAAGGTGATATTGATAATCCGCAAAATTATTATGTATCTTATGCTGATGAATTTGAAGATGAGGAGTATGAGAATGTTACAATATATCGGAAATGGTGAGTTTGAAATTTGGTTACATGGTCAAAAAGTTATTATGACCGAAGCAGAAATTACTCAGTTAATTTCATTGTATGATGATTATCAAGAATGTTTAAATTCATCGGAAGCAGAATAGTATTATATATGTTTTTAAGGTTTTATTCTATATAATATATTTTGAAACAACAAAGGAGTTATA